GCGATTAAATACTATAATGTGGATTATTGCCATTGTGGGTGGTATTGGCTTTCTAGCTTTAGAATTTTATGTTTTATTATACTAATTTTTTAGTCCACCTACCTCTAGTATTTAACATCATAGGTAATAATCTTGGAACTCCATCTATAATCATACCACAACCTACAATAAATCGTGTTTTAAAGTTTTTAGCATAACCAAATGCCATACTTTTTTGATTTATTAAGCAACCTACATTCATAGCAAAGTACAAATTATCTGGATTTGCCCACCATTGTATAAGAAATTTAGTATGATAATGCCCTTGTACTGCTGACATACCCATAGTTTGTGATACTTTAAGGACATCTGTTGCTCTACCATGTGTAAAAAAACATTTTTGTTTATTAGACATTTCTAGTGTAAGATCATCTGTCCATTCCCATTTTTTTGTGCCAAGAAAATCACCATAACTTTTAAGAAATTCTTTGCTCATTCCATATTTCAATGCTCTGCGATAGACCATACTAGAGTGATTACTTTCTACTTCAATCATATTAGGGAATATACACTCTAATTCTTTAATATATTCTTTTGCAAGTCGTAACTCATCACCTGCTGATGGTAAGTCTGGATTATGAGAGTGCATACTAATTGCATGAAAGTCTAGTAGATCACCAATGTTAACAATAAAGTCTGGTTTGTATTGTTTTTTAATTTCTTTAAGAAATGCAAAACTATCTTTATGATGATAGGGTATATGCATATCACTAATAACTAGTATTCTTTTATACATTTTATTTACCTAAGTTATCCACAGGTATAAAAGTACCATATTTTAGGGATTATGCAAGACTTTGCATGATTTCAGCTAGGTGTTCTGCTCTGTTTTTAGTTTGTTTTGCCCATTTAGAATCTAACATTTGTGCAGATGCTTCGGCATAATCTTGATTTTCTAATGCTGCCCACATTTTTTTAAACTTACTTACTCCACCCATACCTAATTGAAAAATCATTTCAACTATAATTTCGGCTGCTTTGTTTTTAATGATAGTGTTTCCAATTAATTTTTCTGCTTGGTTTACAGCTTCATTAAAATCACCCTCAAAAACATCATTAAGGTATTGTATATCATAAGTCTTTCCATCAATCCATTCTTCATCATCTGTGCATAAGTGTCCATATCCTATGGTTCTTTTGCCTAATGTATCTTTGTACACAGTATCACAGAACCCTTCATGGGTTTTGATTCTTTCTTTAAGTTGTTCTAAATTGTCAAACATTATTTTTTTATTTTAGCTATGCTTTTTAGCCCAAATGATCCTGCAATCGAAGCTAAAATTCCGTATGATATCCAATCTGGACAATCATTTTTAAGAAATAAAAAACCTTGTTGCATATAAGGTTGTAAAGAAGGAACAAAACTAGCAAATATTATACCTATAAATGTTAGTGTCCATGCTTCGTCTTTCCATGAATTATCAGATGCTGACATAGCTTTATCTTCCCATGTACCATCTGCCTCTATTTGTTTTTTTGTTGCTTGAAGTTTAGTAAGTTCTACTTGGGTTTTTAATTTTGCTTTTTCTTGCTTACCCTTGATGTATGTTCCAACTAAATTAGCAACAGGTGCTATTAATGCTTGAAACATCTACCAAACATTCAAAAGAATTATTATTAGTAATGCAAGAACTACCCATTCATACATAGTCAATGCTAGGTTTTCCCATTGTTCTTTTATTTTATCCCACATAACAACAATGTTAGGGGGATTTATAGATTATGCAAGTGTATTTAAGTTAACTAAAATAAGGTGTCATTGAAGTGTTTACACCATTTATTTACTCTGCAATAGTTGGCACATCTTATATCTTCACCTGCTCTATGCACTATTAAACAACCTTTACCTTCTTGCATATTCTTTTCAGTAAGATATTGTTTTGCTTTTTCTAGTGTAGGTAATACCCTTAATGCAGATTTTCTACCATCTTTCATAACTGCAAAGCTATCTTCTTTTCTCCATCTTTCTTTAGGTGTACATATATCTGGTTCTGTTATTTCTGATTGTTGGTGTAGTTTTATTCTTTCCTTAATAAAATGCTCTTGTTCTTCTTCTGACCATAACCTAATAGGTATTTTGACCACTTGTGCTTGAGGGTAGTTATCTGATTTACTAGCTTGTAGTTTAGACCAATCTCTTAATATAGCTATGATGTATAATTTATTTATATTTATGTTGACTTTATCTGGATTCTTTCTAACTAAAAAATCTAATATATTTAATTGTTCTTCCCATTCATCTTTACCATTTTGCAGGGCATCTAAAGCTGACCAAGCTGAAGTAACTTTAAAATCTATTAGTTCCCCATCACTTGTTATATAATCAAATTGACCAGATATTGTCCAATTATTAGTAGTGGCTATATCTTTATAAAATAATCTTATTTCTGATAAATCGTTTTCTGTTTCTGCCCTCTCTATTATATGATGTACTGACTGTCCAATCAAAGACCATATTCTATCTGATACATCTTCTTCTATTTCACTTTGATGTTTTATTTCTAAGTGTCTAATTAAAGGGGGTGCTATTAAACGTGTAGTGGATATATCTGATCCAGAGGGGTCATAAGGATCATTCTCTACTGCACGTTTAATAGCTAGGGGAAGGTTCATTTTATTAGTTAAATTCATTATTATATATCCTTTTATCTATCTTAAAGTTTTTTATTCTAGTGCATTTAATTGCAACTATATCTATTGAACTGTTATCAAATTGTTTTTTTATATCATAAAACAAACCATCATTGCATTTGGATTGTAATGGCATAGCATATTTAACCCAAAGTTTATTTTGATATTCAAACCATACTGTTACTATAAATATTTTAAACATCTAAAAACTTATAATACTTTCTATATTCTTCTGGAACAAATATATCTCTACCTTTATGGTCTTTAATAACTGTTCCTTTTAGGTCAATTAAATATCCATCTTTGTTATAGAACTCTATCATTCCGTCATTAAAATGGTACTGTGTCATCTGGATCTATATCACTTTCACCATGTTCTTTTGCATCACTTTGATCTTGTCCTTCAAGTTCCTTAGATTGTAGTATCATATTTCTAATACCTTCTCTTAGTTGATTGAATATAGTTAGATCACCCTTTTGATATTGGTCAATACTAAATATTAATGATTTATTGTGCTGAATACCAACTTCATCTTTTGTAGGCAATACTGTAGCTACTTTAGGTTTACCATTATTGCCCTCTATAACATTAAGCTGACATACTTTGCCAACAAGATTGCTTATATCAAAACCTTTTTTTTCATCTTCTGTAAAAGGTCTACCTCTCCAAGACGTTAGGTCTTTAGATAGGTTAGCTTTTTCATACAAACTATTATTGTAGAAATTACTAATCTCAAAAGGTTCTTCACTATCTTTGTTATGGACTTCCCAAGTTATCATAACTTTTCTTTTCCAAGACACTTGACCTTGATATTCATTTCTTTGTGTACCTAAATCTATAACCCTAATGCATCTTGCATTATGAACCCCTGTTGATAGTTGAGGGTACTTAGATTGTTGGCTATCATCTTTTACTATTAAGCTCATTATTTTCCCTTTGTTGTAATTATCTAATTAATATAAGTTAATATAAATAATATGTCAACAACATATTGACAAAAGTTAATAAAATTATAATATATGTAGTATGAGTTACGAATTAGCTATAGAAAGAAAACAAGAAATCATTACTAAATATGGTGGTGGTAAAAATTTATCTAGGATATTAAAAATATCTCACCCTGCTGTTTCTAAGTGGGAAGTGATCCCAGAATTAAGAGCATTTCAAATCTCTAAATTAGGTGATTACACAGTAGATTATATTAGACCAGATTTAAGTTCTTAGCAAACCCACAGTACATAAGGATTGCAGGTGTATAGCATTGCTATAGCATTGCCATAGCATAGCTTTAACACAAGTATAGCACCATGCTATAGTTTTGCTAATGGCAAAAGCATCCCCTTCATCTTCATCTTCACCTTCATCTTCAACTACACCTTCACTACAAGATATAACAGTAGTAGCAACTAATTTAAAAAAAATTGTTGACAATATATTTTGGTTAACCTAAATTAACAACTATGAGAAAAACAATTAGTCAAGAACAATCTCCTGCATTTCAATTTTATGCAAGTGATTGGATTAGTAATCCTAACAGATTAAGGTTATCGTTAGAGGAACAAGGTGCTTATGTATTATTATATTGCTATTGTTGGCAAGGGTTTGAGATAGAATATGATGAAGAAGTATTGAGTAGAATGTGTAATTGTAGGATAGATAAACTAAAAACAATTATGCCGAACATAATACATTTATTTAAGCAGATAGAAAAGAATGGTAGAATATATCTACAGTGCATACAAGCTGAAGAAGAAAGAAAAGAACAAGAACTTAATAGAGTGAAGAGAAGTAAAGCAGGTAAACTTGGAGCAAAAATAAGATGGAAGAACCTAAAATGACATTAATATTAATTACAATATATTTATTAATAGGAATTATTTGGTATTGGTATGAGCAGTAGAAAAAGAAAACCAACAGATAAAATACTTGGGTGGTCAATAAAGGTTTACTTTAGCACAGGTAAAGTTGAAGAACTTAATTTATGTCCAGAAGAAACTGCAAAGATGATTGATAGTTATATTAAAGAAACAATTAATAGGAAGTATTTCTAATGCAGTACAAAGATTTTTTATTTCCTTTTGGAGAACACCATAGTTTTCAAACTTTTTGTGATAAAGGTAAAAATAAAAAAATAATAAAGCAGTTGCATGGTACAATAGATCAACACATTCAAGAACTTACTGCACTAAATAAAAAGGGTGCAGGTGTTTACTTTACAGTAAATCAAACTGACTTATTTGGTAGAACAACAAAGAACATTACTAAAGTAAGGGCAGTATTCTGTGATTTTGATGGTACACCTATGCCAGATAATTTTAATATACCACCACATTTTATTATAAATACTAGTCCTAATAAGTTTCATACCTATTGGCTAGTAGAAGATATGCCATTAGAAAGTTTTACACTTTATCAACAAGCATTAGCAAGTAAGTTTGGTTCAGATAGAGCAGTAAAAGATTTACCAAGAATAATGAGGGTTGCAGGTTTTTGGCACAATAAAAAGAAACCATACCCTGTCAAGATAGTTAAGCAAAATATTATGACACCATACACAATGGAAGATATTAGAGATGGACTAGGACTAGAAAGACCAAAGAAAAAAATAATTAAATATAACCCTACTAATTTAGTAAGGAATAAAGACTTTCAAGTTAAGGGTGTTGGTTTAGGTG